CAATCAAGCTTTTTGTCCAGATCAAGCATCATTAGACATGAAAGGAACAACTCCATTTCGAGGCAAACTTGTTATAGCTACGACAAATGTGAAGAATTTGAATGCATATCATTTCTTTTCATGCCCATCAGCTATACAAAGGCGTTTCCCTTACATAATCACACCTAAAGTTAAGAAGGAATTCTTAAATGAGAGAGGAATGTTAGATTCAGAAAAAGTCCCAGTTGATCAACCTTACCCAGACTTATGGTTATTTAAAGTTGAATTGGTGAGACCAGTTCCTATAGATCAAGGTAAACATTATGCTAAACTCGAAGTTGTTGCAGAAAATTTAAATATTCGTGATCTATTATTGTGGCTACATACAGCTATAGATAGATTTAATGCAGATCAAAAGAGAGTTGAACAGTGTACAAAGTTAATGCTTGAAACTGACTTGTGTATGTGCTGTAATTTACCTGATACCTTGTGTACAATCAAACCACAAGGTATAGTTGAAAATACAGGCTATATTGCACTTGGTATTACTTTTTGTTTAACATTCTTCTTTTGTATTTGGCTACATGTGAAAAGATCCAGAGAGTACAGAAATTTGCGATTGCTCTTTCATTATTACACTTCAATGAAAAGAAACATCCAACTTTATAGAATTATGAAAAATCAATTGTTAACACAGTGTATGGATACTAAGAGATGGGTGCAGATAGGAGAGAATATGAAAGACAGTTTAAAACAACCTAAGATATTTGCCACTCTTGCAGTAACTCTAACTTCTTTCTTAGCATTGTACAAGATGTACACAAAGTTATCACCACAAGGTGATGTATCATCAGATATAGGTGTACGACCTATGGATGAGATAAATGGGCGTGAGAATGTTTGGTACAATAATGAAATTGACGTATCTATAGCAAATTTTTCACGAGAAAGCTCATCGTCTAAAAGTGTAGATTTTACTCAATTTTGCAAAAAGATTTCTGAAAATGTATCCCACATAAGCATAGTGAGTAACAAAACTTCTAAAAAGAATAGAGGGAGAATGATAGCACTAGGTGGTCACATATACCTTACTAACAATCATAATGTTCCTGATATATCCCATGGTGGAGTAATATCTGTTGTTTTCACCCATGCCAAAGGTGTAAATTCTAACTTAGAATTTTGTATTTGTGAAAGCGATGTACATAGAATACCTTATCATGATTTGTGTTTTCTAACGTTGAGATCTTTACCTCCAAAAAAGAAAATTGTACAATACATACAAAAAGGAAAAGCGAATGGTATTTTTAATGGAATGTATATCAATCGTTACGAAAATGGGAATATTGAATTAAACCCTGTCAAGAAAATTAAAATTCTTCCTGAACGTAAATTTACATACAAGAATATTAATCTAGAAGCAAAACATGCTGTGTGGTCTGGTAAAAGTAGTGTTCCAACCAAGAGTGGCGATTGTGGTATGCCTTTGATCATAGATAGTGCTTATGGTTATTGTATTGTTGGTATGCATTTCCTTGCTAATGAAATGGTAGATGGAGAAATTTATGCTACACACCTTGA